AGAATTATATGGGCGAAAAGAAACGGATATACTCATATTAGTGCTTATATTATACCAGATTGGATAAGTCCTCTCGGGTCGGAGGTTGTTGATAAAATAATGAAAGACCAGTGGTTTCGTATCGACTAAATAATATACAATGATATATCGAGGAATACATTAAAATCCCGTCCTGGGATTGATTAGAGTTAATCACATTTTAAAGGAGAATACATGTATAAATTAATAACCGTTATGGTGTCTAGTCTTCTATTGTCTGCATCAAGCATGGCAACAGAGGTAATGCCATATGGTACCTTTAATTATAAAATGTCACATGACCAAGATTCGTCTGGCAATGCAAGTTCTAAATTAGAGAACAATGGTTCAAAGATTGGAATTGATATTGTGGATGTAGCCTTGGAAGGAAGTAATGGTCTATCAGGCTTTGCCAATGTTGAAGTTGGTTTAGATGTAGATGATAGTGGTAGTGACACCTTTGATTCAAGAACAGCATTTGTTGGTATTGAAAACTCAGGTGGTGCCGCAATCTCTTTAGGTAGACAAGCACATCCTTATACAGATGTTCATGTCACAAATAATTTCGAAGTCTATGGTGGTAGTGCGTTCTGGAAGTATGCAGATCGTTCTAGCAATTCTGTTAAGGTTTCATCAGGACCTATTTCTGCTATGGGTATAGTAGATGGTTCATCTGGTGAGAGTGGCATAGATGTTTGGGATTTATCTGTATCACATTCTATTGATGATTTAAATTTAGCAGTAGGATATACAGATGATTTAGTGAACGACATTTCTTACTGGGCTGCTGGTGCATCTACAACCGTAGGTGATTTATCACTGGCAGGTACTTATTCAATCAAAGACGCCGCAACAGATTTATCTGCATATGAGGCAACAGTAGGTTGGAAAGCTGCAACAGTAGGATATGGTGACAAAGAAGGAACTGGTACCTATTACACAGTGGGTCTATCTCATGGTCTATCTGATTCTCTAAGTGTTTATGCTGAATATCAGCAAGAGCAATTAGATGCAAATAGCAAAGATTTAGAACACTATTCAATAGGAACAAAGTTCTCATTCTAAATAACTAATAACAAAGGAGAAAATTCATGGATAAATGGATTAAAGATATAAGCGCATGGAAAGACTATGGACTGATTGTATTAGCAATCGCTATGTTCACAGGCTTTGTTGCCCCAATGTTAATTATTAAATGGGGTCTAGTTGCGTGGGTCGCTGTCAATGTATGGCAGAGATGGAATAGCAAATAGGAAAAATTATGAGAGACATAACTAAGAATCGTTGGAAGAAATTAATTTATGTCTTAATAGTAATTGGTGCCTTTTGGTTAGGTCATCAATATGGAGAGCAAGCTGCTTCTTTCATAGATGAAATACCTGTACCAAAGGTCATCATTGAAATGCCAACCAACGAAATAGAAACACCTATCGTTTCAGATGATGAAGTGAGAGGTTAAAAAAAAGAGCTCCACTTTTGTGGAGCTCTTCAAAGGAAAAAGAAAAAACTAATTCTTAAATTCTAAGCCATGCTTTCAATCTGATCGAAGTATGCCCAATAGTTTTCACCACTATCATTTTTATAACCAATCGAACCTACATAGTTCATATCTGTGTCATATTCTTGAACATTGACACCTAACTCACCAGCAGGATCTGATTTAACCAAACCAAGTGAAATGTCTATGATCACTCCCTCGACAATAGAAAGTGATCTTGTTTTAATTGCGACCTTGTCGCCAACCTTAATCAACATTAGGCAAACCTATGTTGATCTTCCCAGGATTGAATCAGAGAGTATGGTACTCTCCACTTCGAACCAAGACCACCTTTCTCACGAATGACGGCTTTCTGTGGGTTCATCTTTTCGACAATCCCAAATCTCTTACGACCATTTGGTCGACCAAACTGAACCTCTGATCCAACAGAGATTTCAGACTTACTGCTTTTTGCTTTTGCAATCGCAGCCTCAATAAGAAACAAATGTTCCTTATGAGATGGTTCCCTAATCCAGTCTAGGATGTCGGGAAGATTATTAAATGCAAGTTTCATAATATAGTTTCCTTTCGTTTATCTTAAATATAATGGACCAGTCCATTGCATTGGGTAGTTACCTTCGAGAACATTTCCTCTAGGTGCGTTCAAGGCAGGTTTATTCCAAGACGCAGCTTTGAGAACATCACCTTTCTTAAACTTAGGTTGTCCACCAGGGGTGAACATATCTTCTTTCACTATGAAAGAATGAACAGAGTTCTTGGATATAATCTTGATAAACTTTTTACCAGACTTAACAATCCAAGAGTTTTTAAATTGTTCTATCATATTTGTATTATCAATATCTCTAGCATAGTCTAGGTTAGATGCGTTGATAAGATTTTGAATACCGTCTTCGATATTTTGTGCAGGTTGTACTTTGATCATAATATAGTTCCTTTCGATTAGTTAATTTGTAGTTCTAAATGTTTGATACAATTATCAAAGTTAATTTGGTAAGTATTTGGTAGAGAGTTATCTCTCACAAATTTTAAGAGATTGATTTTTTCTTGCGGTGTATTCGCAAGTTTAAATTGAGTGTATAGTTCTTCTAGTGACATATTAAGTTTCATAATGTTTCCTTTGTTTTTCATTGATAAATATATCATATATGGAATTGCTCTTAATGTCAAGGGTTTTGTTAAAAAAAAGTATAAAAAAGTGGTAATATATTATTACTATAAACTGTTGATAAATAAGGGTTTTTTGTAGGTGCGACAATCTTGACCAATTATGTTCTTGTTTTGTTCGCATAAAAAATGGAGATTTTATGGGATTTTTTTCGAATTTATTTAAGAATTGGGGTAACTCAGAGAATGTACTACCCCCTAAAGATACGACTAAAAAGAAAGTAGTTAAAAAGAAAAAGAAAACTACAAAGAAAAAAGGAAAGAAATAATGGAATGTAATAACTGTGGACATGGATGTCATTGTAGTAATGGCGGATCTTGTCAATCATGTGAATGTTCTAATTGTGAACACTCATAATGGCTAAAGCACAAACAGTAATCTCTTACGAGAGAGGACCAAAGAAACGAACATCTATTGGGGATAGTGCAAGAACTAGACCAAAGAACAAGAACAAGAGACGATTATTCAAAAGAAGTGTAGGTCAAGGTAAGAGAAGATAATGGGCTCTGCTGTCACACGATCAGGACTAGATACACATGTAGGTCACGCAAGTCCTACACCTAATCCGTTTCACAAAACTGCATATACTGGTGGTTCTAGTAATGTGAAAACGAATGGTGCAAATACTATTCGTATTGGTGATTCTACATCATGTGGCGATCCTGCAACTGGTGGATCATCTACTGTATTTGTAAATGGTAAAGGAGTTCATAGACAAGGTGACGCAACAGGTGGTCATGGGTCTTGGATACCTAATGCATCTGCCTCAGGTTCTTCTAATGTTTTTGCGGGCTAACTTGATAAATAGTTATCATGGCAATACTTCAATCAGGATATAAAGACGCATCTAGAACTAACGCAAGTGCGAGGTCCACTAGACTTTATAGAGATATCGCATTATCCTTTGAGCGTAATGCTGCTACAAAAGATGTTATTGTTAAAAAAGATATAGATGCTGTAAAACAATCAGTAAGAAATCTCGTATTAACAAATCACTACGAAAGACCTTTTCATCCTGAAATAGGTTCTGGTATATCTCAATTATTATTTGAACCTCTTGATCCAATCACAGCCAACTCATTGTCTAGAGTTATAGGAGAAGTTATAACAAACTTTGAACCTAGAGCACAATTGATATCTGTTGATGCTAGACCAAATTTAGATTCAAATTCATACGAAGTGACAATAAATTTTCGAGTAATAAATGTTCCAGGTGAGTTAGTTAGTCTCACAACAATGTTAGAAAGAAGTAGATAGAAATGGTAAAAAGATTAGAAGTTACAGATTTAGATTTTGATGGTATCAAAAATAATCTTAAAGTTTTTTTAAAACAACAAGATCAATTAACAGATTATGATTTTGAAGGCTCAACCATGTCTACCTTGTTAGATGTTCTAGCATATAACACTCACTACAACGCTGTCTATGCTAATGTTCTGGCGAATGAAATGTTTTTAGATAGTGCAGATTTAAGAAACAGTATTGTCTCACACGCCAAACATGTGGGGTATACTCCAAGAAGTGCAACATCACCTGTTGCTTTTTTAAATGTGACTGTTAACAATGCAACTGGTTCTACTCTAACTGCAGCTAGAGGCACAACCTTTACTACAAGTGTTGATGGCACAACTTATAATTACATTGTCAAAGATGCCACTACGATTACACCAACAGATGGTGTTTATACTTTTTCTAGTTTACCTGTTTATGAAGGAACACTTGTCACAAACAAATACACAGTGGATACATCAAATGCAGATCAAAGATTTTTAATTAAAAATAATTTAGCAGACACAACAACTTTAAAAGTTACAGTACAAAATAGTTCAACAGATTCAACATCCAACACTTATACTTTATCAACTGATTTAGCAGATGTGATATCAACATCAAAAGTTTATTATCTTGAAGGTGCTGAAGATCAACAATATGAAGTTCAGTTTGGTGATGGTGTACTTGGTGCTGCATTATCAACTGGTAACATAGTAACACTATCTTATATCGTTACTAATGCTGAAGAAAGTAACGGAGCGAGTTCATTTAGTTTGTCAGGAAATATTGGTGGATTCTCTAATGTGACAATTACTACTGCAACTAATTCAGCAAACGGTGCTCAACCAGAAACTCCAGAGAGTATTCGTTTCAATGCACCAAGACAATATGCTTCACAAAATAGAACAGTCACCGCAAAAGATTATGAGAGTAAAGTAAAATCAATTTTTACAAATGCACAATCAGTTCAAGTGTGGGGAGGAGAAGATAACGACACACCTGTTTATGGTCGTGTTTATATTTCAATCAAACCTGTAACTGGTGCAACACTTACAGAAGCAAAAAAGACTGATATCATTACACAATTAAAAGATTTTAATGTTGCAAGTGTGACACCTGTTATACAAGATCCTGAAACAACATCTTTACAATTAAATGTAAATGTTAAGTATGATGCAAAGGCAACAACAAAAACAACTGACAGTATTAAGTCTTTAGTATCTTCAGCAATTACAACATTTAACACAAACAATCTAGGACAGTTTGATGGATTGTTTAGACACTCTAAATTTATTGAAACAATTAACAAAGTAGATACTGCAATACTATCTAATATTACAACTGTTAAAATGCACAAATCATTTACAGCCACAACATCAGGTGCAACAACTTACACAATCAAATACAACAACGCATTTTATAATCCACACTCAGGACACAATGCAAGTGCTGGTGGTGTATTAGTTTCATCAGGATTTAAAATTAATGGTGATACAACTAACGAATATTTTTTAGATGAAGATGGTGCAGGTAATGTTAGACTTTATTATCTTGTTGGTCAAACAAGAACATACACCAATAATACTTTAGGTACAATAGATTACACAAACGGAACAATCACCTTAAACTCTTTATTCATTACAGAGGTTTCAAATGTTGATGGTGCAACATCTACTGCTGTAAGATTAACAGTCATACCAAATTCTGTGGACATCATACCTGTAAGAAATCAAGTATTAGAAATAGATGAAACAAACACAACGGTGACTGTATCTGCTGATGATTATGATACAACTTCAGGTATAGGCTATACCGCAACATCAAGTTATGCTTCATAGATCATGGCAAAGTTTACTAAGAATATAAGCTCCCTAGTAAGTAGGCAATTTCCACAACACATACAAGCTAACAATCCGTTACTGGTTGAGTTCGTCAAACAGTATTATCGTTATATGGATTCAGCACAGCTGACACTATCAAGTGTTACTGCCAGTGATCAAATACTTTTAGAAACAGAGGTAGTATCATTTCTTGCTTTAGATGGTACAGATGAAAAAGGAAATAATGCTGGCGATTATATACTAGACGAACAAGGTAGCATTGGGGAGTTCTCAAAAGGAGAAACGATCACAGGACAAACATCAGGTGAGACAGCAACTATACTTGCTGAAGATGCTGATAATTTACAATTATACATATCTGCAAATTCTAAATTTGTAACAGGAGAGACAGTTACAGGTGGCACATCAGGTGCTCAAGGAGTGATATCAAAGTATAGGGCAAACCCTAATGAAACACTATCACAAATCCTTGAGTATGCTGATGTAAATGATACTCTTGATGATTTCTTTTTACAGTTTCGAAATGCTTTTCTTCAAACCATACCAAACGATCTAACAACAGGATTAAACAAAAGACAACTCACAAAAAATATTTTATCTTTGTACAAAAGAAAAGGTACAAAGAAAGGTCATGAAATATTTTTCCGTGCATTGTTTAATGAAACACCAGAATTATATTATCCTACTGTTGATTTGTTGAGAGTTAGTGATGGTAATTTTTCTACACAAAAAATTTTAAAAGCAACTTTAGTATCACCATCAAATGGTGATATGACTAAACTTGTTGGACAAACAATTACACAAGCAAATATTCCAGGTAATGCAAATATTAATCTTGCAACGGCTGTTGTAGAAAGTGTAACTGTTAATGCTGTAAACCTAGGCGGTACTCAAAGAGATGTTGCAACTTTAACTTTAAATAAAGATAATATTGTAGGAACATTTCAACCTAGTTTGGGTCATTCCATAGTTCAAGAACAAAATGGTGATGATATATTAGATGAAGATGGTAATAGAATATTACAGCAATCCTTCTCTACTTTTACTGGCGTTGAAAATGATGATCCTGAAACAACGCTAACATGTAATATCGAAAGTATAACAGATGATGTTTCTTTTGTTAATCGTGGTCGTTATTATTCTATTAATGAAAATGTTCCAGTAAAAAATCAGAGAGGTGGTGTTGGTCTTAATGCTCTTGTCGATCAAATTACTTATGGTAAGATAGAAGATATTATTATTGAAACTGCTGGTTCAGGATATGTTGTAGGTGATACTTTAAGTGTCACTAATCCAACTGACGGTACTGGACTTGCTGGTGAAGTCGCTGTGGTTAATGGTGGATTTAGATTAGAGCAAGATAGTTTAGAAGATGGTATATTAATGTTAGAACAGAGTTCTACGGAACAACTTGTTATGGAAGATGCAACCAATTCTTCTTTAGGCGATATTACAAAAATAAAAATTACAAACAAAGGTGGTGGTTACTTATCATTACCCACCATTACAGTCACATCAACTGCTGGTTCTGGTGCAGCCGTATTTGCTGTATCAAGTGAAGTAGGTCGAGCATTAAGTGCAAAAGTTTTAGACCATGGTTTTAGATACGAACAAGAACCTGTAATGAATCCAAAGTTACACATGCAGATAGATACTTTATCCGGAACTTTCACATCAGGCGAAACTGTTACAGCAACAAATGAAGATAATATTATTTTAGAAAGTTTTGCTCAACAAGATTTTTCGATATTACTTGAAGACTTTAGACAATCAAGATTACGATTAGATAGTGAAGAAGGCGATATCACTACGGAAGATGGTGAGCCATTTGTCTTTGAAGAAAACAATGAACCTGCTGTGTTTGATGGTGCAGAACAAGATGTATTGAGAACAGAAACAGCAGAGGGCAACAATAGAATTGCACATACAATTTATGCAGACAATGGTGAGGTTGATTTCTTAATTGTCACACATGATGGTTCAACTGATAGTCGATTACAATTTGAAACAACTGATAGTGTTACAGGTGTTGTAGAGGCATTTAATGGTAATACAAACATTCTTACATTGACAGGTGTGACAGGTACCTTTGATGATAAAGTTACCATTACTGGTGGAACATCAGGTGAAACTGCAAGAGTAAGAAATGCTGATCAAGCATCAGCAACAGCAACAAGTAATACAGTAATCGAAACTGATGGTGAGTTTACTAATGTAGATGGACATATATCTGAGAACACAAAAAAGATACAAGATAGTTTATATTATCAAGATTATTCTTATGTTGTAAAAGTAGGTGAGGCAATTGCAGATTGGAGAGAGTATCTTAAATCTGCTGTACACCCAGCAGGATTCTATCTTGCAGGTGAAGTGAGTATTCGTACAAGACTTGATGCCAAACTTAGATCAGGTAGAACAATTACAGCAGGTATTGAACAAGATGAAGTTATCGAAGCATTTAGAGTTCTATTTGGTGAGAAAGTAGGTAGAAGATTAGGTACAACAACTGATGGTACATCACTTCGTAGTAATCCTCAGTTAGGTGTAGAACGAGATGTTGCCTTTGCTTCATCAACTAGAGATGTCACATTAACACAAGATATTACTATTAAAACAGGTGATGATAGAGAAACAAGTTTCAGATCAACTGATGTAAATCAAGGGTTTGTTTATGCAGGTGCAAGAATGGATACGATTGGTAAATTTATCTTTACTGCATTTTCACATATACCTGATAGAATATTAGACGAAACTGATGCAGATGGTATTATCTTAGAGGATGGTGGTGATATAAAACAAGAAGAAGGATTGCGAGATATGGATTCAGGCATCTCTCAATCAGTAATAAATAATATAAGATTAACAGGTACAGGTGATACTTCACTTGATGGCGAACTAAATCAACTAGGTGATTTTAATACTAGAATAGGTACAAGATTTGCCATACCAGCACAAATTAGGACCACATCAAGTTAGATATGTTGTATAAATAGTTTCAGGAGTAAACATGCCAGCAATAATAACAAAAGATTTTAGATTACATAACGCAAGACAGTTTGAAGAAAGTTTTGGCGAAGCTGCTGATACTTACTATCTTGCAATAGGAAGACCTCAAGCATTCGCAGACAATCAAGCATTTAATGATGGAACAGATGCTTCACCACCTACACCCGTAGATGATGTGGGGCAAGTAGAATACTATGCTTATGACGATTTTCTGTCAGCAAAAAAGATAACAAGCACAGATGTAACTCTTGCGATCCCTAGAAGAAACTGGACAACTGGTACAGTATATGATTATTATAGACATGATTATGGGGATATCAATAGTGCAGGTAGCACAATAACTGCTGATAGTGGTGCAACTTCTTTATATGACGCAACTTTTTATGTAATGAATAGCACATTTGATGTTTACAAAGTTATTGATAATAATAGTGGTGCGGCTTCAACAGTAGAACCTACTGGTAACAAAACAACAAGTGTATTTACAACTGGTGATAGTTACAAATGGAAATACATGTATTCATTGACTGCTTCTGAACAATCTAATTTTATGTCAACTGATTTTATACATGCGTCAACTGAAAGTACAGATTACTCAACTACTGGTGGTGCAATTGAACATGTAAAAATAACCGCAGGTGGATCAAGTGGTTCAGACGGAACATACACAGGTGTTGCAATTCGTGGTGATGGTTCTAGTGGGGAATGTACAGTCGTTGTTTCTTCAAATGCTGTAAGTTCAGTTACAATCACAACTGCTGGTTCTGGTTATACTTTTGCAAGTGTTCTTGCTAGTGATATAGGAAGTGTATCAGGCGCAGATATAGATTTTATTATCTCACCTCCAGGCGGACATGCTTCAGATATTCCTGCTGAGTTAGGTGCTTTCTTTGTAATGACAAATGTTAACTTTACACAGGCAGATGGTTCAGGTGACTTTAGTACAGGTAATGACTTTAGAAGAATTGCATTAGTAAGAAATCCAACTGATAGTACAACTGGTTCAACTGCAACTGCAACAACATTAGACGCAACTAAGTCAATTACCTTTAGTGGCACACCAGGTTCATTTCAAGCAGACGAAAAGATTACACAAACAACAACTGGTGCTGTGGGTTTCGTTGTAGATTTTGACGCAACAACAAAAGTGTTAAGATATGTTCAACCACAATTTGCAGATCAAGGTATTGATAGTAACCAAAATTTAACAGCATTTTCAACAACTGCTACTGTCACAGGCGCTACATCAGGTGCGACAGGTACTCCTTCATCACATGACACAACACCAGAGTTTACACACGATACTGGTGATATTCTTTATATTGAAAATAGAAAACCAATATCTAGAGCGTCAGATCAAACGGAGAATGTTAAGTTAATCATAGAGTTTTAGGGGTGATAAATGGCAACAACTAATTTTAATGTATCACCTTACTATGATGATTTTGCAGAGAGTAAAAAATTTCATAGAGTTTTATTTCGACCATCCTTTTCAATTCAAGGTAGAGAACTAACACAACTACAAACTATTCTACAAAATCAAATAGAGAGATTTGGTGAGCACATTTTTAAAGATGGTGCGATGGTTATACCAGGTCAAGTCACTCTTAATACAGAATATCAATATGTTAAATTAGCAAGTCACTCGACTTCAAATGTTTCTTCATTAAATGGATTAACAGTCACAGGTGGCACATCAGGTGTCGTTGCTGAAGTTACAAATACAACTGAAGCAACATCAACAGCAGCCGCAACAATTTATGTTACCTATACAAAAACAGGAACAAATAATACAGCAAAAACATTTACTGAAGGTGAAACAATATCGTTTACTGGTGGTACTGCTGTTGTAGGAACATCAGGTACTTCATTGCCCACAAGTTCAAATGCAACAGGTAGAGCAAGTGCGGTTAAAGTAGAAGAAGGTGTTTATTTCGTTAATGGTTTTTTTGTTAAGAATGATGAAGAAACTTTAATACTTGATGCATATACAAATACTCCAACATATAGAGTAGGATTTACAACAACAGAAAGTTTTGTCACACCAGAAGATGATAGTTCATTAAACGATAATGCTCAAGGTACATCAAATGTAAATGCACCTGGTGCTCATAGATTTAAAATTGCTTTAACACTTGCAAAGAAAACATTAACAGCAACGGATGATGAAAACTTTGTAGAGATACTTAGAGTTAATAATGGTAATACAGAAAAAATTGTAAAGAGAACAGACTATAATATTCTTGAAGAAACTTTAGCAAGAAGAACATCAGACGAAAGTGGTGATTATGTAGTTCAACCTTTTGATATAGATGTAAGAGAACATCAAAACGATGGGTCTAATCGTGGTATCTATTCTGCTGATAGTTCTAGTTTATACAATGGTTTAACTGCTACGGCTTCTGAAGCAAGACTTGCTATTGGACTGTCACCAGGTAAAGCATATGTAAAAGGCTATGAAGTAGACACAACTTCTCAAAAATTTTTAACAATAGAAAAAGCAAGAGACTTTGATACTGTAAATAATTCAACAACAAGATTAAATATTGGTTCATCAATTGATGTTACAAACATTTATGGTCAACCTGATCTAGGAACAGTATCAGGTGAGACAGAAGCATTTAGAGAATTAACACTATTAAAACAAGCAACATCAAGTAGAGGAACAGCCAATGTAGGTTCTTCAACTACACTACACACAATTGGTGTAGCAAAACCTCGTTTCTTTGAATACAAATCAGGAACTGCTGGTGCAACATCAAGTAACACAACCTCTGTATATAAATTAGGTTTATTTAATGTTAGTATGTTTACTCATGTTGTTACAACTGGTTCATTTACTTTAGCTGCAGGTGAAACATTAACAGGTGGCACATCAGGTGCAACTGGTATCATTGAAGCAACTTCAACTGCTGATGGTTTATATATTCTTTCAAATGTCAAAGGCACATTCGTTGCTGGCGAAACAGTCTCAGATGAAACAGGTAATAGTGCAACGATAGCCGCAAACGCAAATGCTCGAAATGCTGTTCAAACATACACTATTGCTGATGTTAAACAAGTTTCACAGGCAGGTAGTCCTGCCTTTACAGCAGACACAGTATTATCATCAAGTGCTGTTGATACAACTGATGATAGTTTTAAATTATTATCTGGTACAATTACATTTGGTAATAGTGACACAACTGCTATAGGTCAAAATACAAAATTTACAACTGAATTAATTACGGGTGATTTAATTCAATTTACAGATAATACTGGTGAAGTAATTACTCGTGTCGTATCTGAAATTGCAAGTGATACAGCATTAACAATATCAGCCGCAACTGGTTCAGCAGATATTACTACTGCTTCACCAATTGCAAGAAGACGAGTAAGACTTTCTAATATAGATCAAAATTCACTTGTCTATAAATTACCTGCTGATGTTATCAAAACATTAAAGACTGATAACAACTCGGGTATTACAGACACTAATCATAAAGTAAGAAGAACCTTTGTAGAAACATTAGACTCAAATGGTGTAGGTACTTTTAACGCAGGTGCAAACGAAACTTTTGATAGTCATAGTGAAGGAGACTTTACATTACAGATATCAACTGCTGGTGCAAGTGCAGGTGCTGTTGGTGATATTGTTTCTCTCTCTGGTAATAACCACGAGGGTGACGCCATCTTTACCTTAACTGGTACTCCATCAGGCAGACAGTTATCAGTAGATTTAGGTGCTAACTATGCCAATGCTGAAGTTAAATTCGTTGCAACAATAACAAGAAGTGTTGCAGGTGAAAAAACAAAAACATTAACAACAGGACAAACTACAACTATTGCAACTGAAGCATTAGCAACAGAAAATAGAATTGCATTAGGTAAGGCAGACATCTTTGCTTTAACAAGTGTTCATATGGCTGCAGATTTTAGCACCGCACCAACAACAAGTGATACAGAAATTACAGATAGATTTACATTAGACAACGGACAAAGAGATAGTTTCTACGACATAGGTTCGATTGTAAGAAAACCTGGTTCGTTAGCACCAACTGGTAGATTACTGATTACATTTAGTTTCTTCTCACATGGTGCCGGGGATTACTTCTCAGTAGATAGTTATTCAGGTGCTGTTGATTATGACGCTATACCTTCTTTTGATAGTCCAACAAAAGGTAAATTAGAATTAAGAGAGTGTGTTGATTTCAGACCAAGAGTTTCAGACGATAGTGAAGTCGTAGGTTATAACAACAAAGACGCTACAGGTGCAAAGAACTTTGTCAATGCAGGTTCATCTGCTGTTGATATGCCAAAACCAGGTAGTGATTTAACAAGTGACTTTGAATTTTACCTATCAAGAATAGATGGTATCTTTATGCAGAAAGATGGACAGTTTGTTCAAGCAAAAGGCACAAGTGCAATAGATCCACAAAGACCTGAACCTATTGATGATGCGATGGCATTATATTATTTAACTTTACCAGCATATACTTTTTCAACAACAGATGTAAAAGTACAAACAATTGATAATAGACGATATACTATGAGAGACATTGGTAAGTTAGAAACAAGAATTAAGAATATAGAATACTATACTCAATTATCTTTATTAGAACAACAAGCAATTAATACACAAATACAAGACGCAACAACAGGTTTAGATAGATTTAAAAATGGTATTGTTGTAGATAGTTTCAAAGGACATAATGTAGGTGATGTTCAATCATTAGAATATAGAGCTGCAATGGATATGAGTGAAGGTGAACTAAGACCTACACACTTTACAGATCAAGTTAAATTAATTGAAGACGCAACTATAAATACAGACAGTTTAAGAAGTGGTCAAGGTTATCAAAAGACTGGTGATCTAATTACATTGCCATACACACATTCATCTTTTATACAAAATGAGTTTGCAAGTAAAACTGTTAACTGTAATCCTTTCTTAGTATTTCAGTATCAAGGTGAAATTGCATTAACACCAGATGTAGATGAGTGGAAAGATGTAACAAGAAGACCAGATTTAATTGTAAATGATAACGGATTGTTTGATACAATAACAGCGCTTGCTGGTAACACTAATAATTTAGGTACAATGTGGAATGAGTGGCAAACAAACTGGACAGGTCGATGGAATAACTTTACAAGAATTAATCAAAATTTTGTATCAGGTTCTGCAGGAAGAACAGGTACAAGAACAAGAACAGGTATTACAAGAGAGATTGCAGGTTCAAATGTTCAACGACAATCATTTGGTGATCGTGTTGTTGATTTATCTTTTGTTCCATTTATTCGTTCAAGAAATGTTTCATTTAGTGGTACAAGATTAAAACCAAATACAAGAGTTTATCCTTTCTTTGATAATGTTGATGTATCAGCACATGTAACACCCACAAGTGGTGTACTTGGAGGTGCTTTGATAACTGATGCTAATGGTGCTGTATCTGGAACATTTACAATTCCTAATACAGACACCGTAAGATTTAGAACAGGTGAAAGAATATTCAGATTGACAAGTTCGTCAACAAATTCTTCAACTGATGATGATGTTGATACTTTTGCTGATGGTAGATATACGGCTCGTGGTATGCAAATCACAATGGAAGAAACAGTACAATCAACAAGAGTACCAATCATTCGTGCAACCAATGTATCAGATCAAGAAGATATTAGAGTAACAGATATATCAGGAACAGTTTTTGATCCAGAACCAAGACAAAATAGAGATCCTATAGCACAAACATTTCTAATAGAAGGCAAATCAGGTGTGTTCTTATCTAAAGTAGATTTATTCTTTAGTGAGAAAGATGATAACATACCAATCAAAGTTTATCTTGTTGAAACAATTAACAGCAGACCTGGTAGAAGAATATTACCATTCTCTGAGGTGATTGTAAATCCATCTGATATTACTACAAGTACAGACGCTTCAAGTGCAACTACGGTAACTTTTTCTAGTCCTGTTTATGTACAAGGCGGAAAAGAATATGCGATTATATTAAAACCAGATAGTCAAAAATATAAAGTTTGGGTATCTAGACTTGGTGATACAGACATTGGTGGCACAAGAAGAATATCTACACAACCTTTATTTGGTTCTTTCTTTAGATCACAAAATACTTCGTTATGGTCCGAAGATCAAATGGAAGATTTAAAATTCACATTGTATAAGTGTGCATTTACAACTGGCACAACTGGCACATTAAAACTTACAAATGATACAGTAGAGAGTAAAACACTTACTAATAATCCTATTGAAACAGATAGTTCATCAGGTAGTGGTTCAGCGTTTGGTGGTAATCCAAACATTATTCGTATTACCCATGCAGGTCACGGTATGACTGATAGCAAACCAAGTAAGGTTACAATATCTGGTCTTGGTTCAACTACTGATTACAATGGTATCGCAGGTAGCGTGATTAATGGCACACACGATATTGGTAATGTTACAGAAGATACATACACTATTACATTATCTGGTGATCCTGCGACATCAACTGGTTCAGTAGGTGGCACAAGTGTTGTGGCAACACAAGATCGTGCCTTTGAAGTTATACAACCACAAATTGGTTTAATGAGTTTTCCTGATACAACTTCCGTTCATTCTATTAAAACAACTTCAACTCAATCTGTACATGGTAGTGAAACAGCATATTCAACTGCAAGTGCATTTTCAAATATTGTACCTAATGATAACTTTTATTTCACAAGTGCAAGAGCAATATTAAGTGGTATCAATGAATCAACTCATTTATCAAGTGCTAAATCATTTTTCTATAACATCACTTTACTTTCAACAAATGCAAATGTAAGTCCTATTATAGATTTACAACGAACAAATGTATTTTGTATTCATAATAAATTAGACAGTCCTACTAACTCTAACACAACAGGTTTTGTTGCAGAAACAGATCCAGATGGTGGTAGTGCGGCTGCAAAGTATATTACAAAAGAAATTAATTTAGAAAATCCAGCAACCGCAATTGATGTAAGATTGGCTGCGAGTATCTTCCCGACATCTTCAATTGAAGTATATCGTAAGGTTAGAGGTGTAGATGATGAAACACCATTGAGTGAAATACCTTATGTGCAACTAACACAAGATAATGTAGCGATTAACGCTGAAAATAGATCACAGTCACCATACAACGAAAGATATAAAGAAGATTTCTTTGACTATAATTTTAGTGAGTCAAGCATATCAGAGTTTAGTGCATTTAAAATTAAAATAGTTATGAAAGGAACTAATCCTGCATATCCACCAAGACTAACGGATATGAGAGCGATTGCATTGGCAACATAATGAGTTACTTAAAAGTAGAAGGTCATAGAACGCTAGTAAGAGAAACAAATTCTAATGCTATTGTGAACACAGATCGAAGTGCTTATCAAGTTTATATGCAACGAGTAAAAGAAGCAAAACAAAGTAATAACGATTTACGATATGCTGTAAGAGAAATAAATAATCTTAAAGCAGAGTTAACTGAAATAAAAGATTTATTAATGAAAGTAGCAAATGGCAGATAGAAGCGTAGCAAGTACAAATACACTAGAACAGTTTAGAACGACTTTTAATAGTCTGGCAACTGATTTAGGTGATATCGCAAGCATAACAAGTGCTTCTGGTACGATTGCAAGTGCAACGGATGTTGTTGAAGCAGTTACATCATTAAACACAAAGGTTGATTCAATTGTTGCAGGTACATCTGTTTTTACTGGTTCAATTATTTTTGAAGGTACAACTGATGATAGTTTTGAAACTACTCTGGCGGTAGAAGATCCAACAGCGGATAGAACAATTACAATACCAAATGTCACAGGTACTATTACAATTAATGATGCAACACAGACTTTAACGAACAAGACTTTGACAAGTCCTACAGTTTCAGGACTTACATTTTCTGATAGTTCTATCATATTTGAGGGTTCAACAGCAGATAGTTTTGAAACAACGATTACTGTGACTGACCCAACAGCAGATAGAACGATTACAATACCTAATGTGACAGGTACTGTACTGACGACTGGTAACTCAGACAGTCCTGCTACAACGACAAGTTCTAGTGATGTCGATTTTCTTCTTGTAGATGACGGCGGCACTATGAAAAAAATAACAACTGCTAATTCAGGATTAGCAACAAATGCTTTCGCAATTGCTCAAGCGGTTGCATTAGGATAAGTATAAATAGTAAAAAAGGATATAAAAGATGGCTAACGATTTTAAAAGATTTGCTGTAACAAATGTAAATACTTCGTCTGGTGCTTCTGCGAGTGCAGTATATACTGTTCCTGCAGGTGCAGGTTCCTCTGCATTAGAGAGCATAGTTATCGGGATCACTATTGCAAATACATCATCAGCAGGTATTACTGCTAATGTATTTTTAGACAATAATACAGGTTCAAATGATGTGTATATTGTCAAAAATGCAAGTATTCCTGCAGGTTCCTCACTTGAGGTCATGTCAGGAAACAAACTTGTATTACAAAATAGTGGATCTGCCGGTGATGTATTAAGAGTTTCAGCAAGTGCTTCTAGTAGTGCTGATGCATTAGTTTCAGTATTAGAAGATGTATAAGGATAAGTAAATGGCATATTTAGGTTCAAGACCCTCGACTAACTTTAGAGTCGCACCTACAAAAGATACTTTTACAGGTGATGGCTCTACAACAACATTTGATTTAGCAAACAAAGTACCAGCAGGTGGTGAGAATGCTTTACAAGTGTTTGTTGAAAATGTTAGACAAGAACCAGGTAGTGGTAAGGCATACACACTAGGAGCAGATGGATCAGGTGATTTAAAAAGAATTACATTCTCTAGTGCGCCAGTCGCTTCAGCAGAAATATATGTCATCACAACTTTTAGTAATGAAGCATTTATTTCAAACACAGATTTAAATGGTTCAGAGTTTGTATTAGATGCAGATGGTGACACAACTATTACAGCAGATACAGACGATACAATAGATATTAAGATTAATGGGGCAGATGATTTTCAGTTTACAGCAAATAACTTTAATGTATTATCAGGATCAACTTTAACTATTGATAGTGGTGCGACAATAAATAATAGTGGTACTGCTAGTGGATTTAAACCTGCAGCAGGTGATTACACTACAAACAAATCACATACAGGTGATGGTTCAACTACTGTGTTTGCATTAGGTGTAAGTAGTCGAGCAGTAGATGATGTTTTGGTTTTCGTTAATGGAATATGTATGACACCAACAGATGACTATACTATATCAGGAACAAATTTAACTTTCATAACTGCTCCAGCGAGTAGTGCAGAAATAACTTTTAGGTTTTTACCAATTGCATAGGAAATAAAATGGGAACAATAACAAGAGCATTCGCAAACAACTTAATCGAAAGAGCTGGTCCAGTAAGACCAACTTCAAAACCAATAATAATAAATGGCGATATGTCTATTGCACAGAGGGGTACTTCAGTTTCTAGTATTACGACTGGTGGGTATAAAACATTAGACAGATTTAACATAGATATTAACAGTGCGGGAACTTGGACTATGTCACAATCAACAACAGTACCTAGCGGTCAAGGTTTTGCTACTTCTTTAAAAATGGATTGTACTACTGCTGATGCTTCTTTATCAGCTAGTGATTATTTGATTGTTAGAACATTACTTGAAGGTCAAAATCTACAACAATTAAAATTTGGAACTTCTTCAGCAGAAAGTTTAACTTTGTCTTTTTGGGTTAGAAGCAATAAAACAGGAACTTATGCAGTTTGGTTTTATGCAGATGTAGGAAATAAATCATTTTCAAAAACTTATACGATAGATAGTGCAGATACTTGGGAAAAGAAAACAATAACTATTAATGGAGATACTGCTTCAAGTTTTAGCAATAATAATAGTATTGGTTTAAGAATTAATTGGTATTTAGCATCAGGTACAACATACACATCAGGAACTTTACCTACTAATTGGCAAACAGATTCAAATGGCGACAGAGCAGTCGGTCAAGTAAACCTCGCTGACAACACAGCTAACGAATGGTACATCACAGGTGTTCAATTAGAAGTAGGCGAATATACTTCTTCTACTTTACCACCTTTTCAACATGAAAGTTTTGGAGATAATTTACTAAGATGTCAAAGGTATTTAGAATTTTCAAGTGATTACGGTGCTGATTATGCAAGTGGTATTGCCTCTTGTGTGATAATGGATATGGGTGGGGCACATCCTATCTATGTGCCCATGTCCTATAATGTTTATAAGAGAGCCGCACCAACAATGACTTTTTACAATAGTAATAGCGGTGCAACAGGCACATGGAGAACTAATGTTCCAGAAGACAAGTCTATTTCTGGAACATCAATTTCAGCACAAGGATTTTCAACTAATAGTAGTGATTTAGGTGGCGATGGTAGAAGTTCAAGTGGAACATGGAAAGCGGAGTCTGAATTATGATATCTATTGATAATATAACAAATGTAAAGAAAAATAAAGTTGGTAGTGTTTTTGATAATACTTATCAAGTAACATTATCAAATAGTGAAATTATAACTGTACCAAAAGATGAAGCTAACATAGACTATCAAGAAATCCTTCAATGGGTAGCAGATGGTAACACAATACAGGAAGCAGATTAGGAGAATAAATAAAAGAGTATGGCATACATAGCAAGAGAACCAAGTTACGGAGCATTTGAGAGACAATCTCTGACAGCAGATGGATCTACTACAACATTTACATTAAATTATACAGTAGGATCAAGTTCATCTATTTTAGTATCCGTTGCCGGTGTTGTTCAAGACCCAACAGGTGCTTATGGTATAACAAATGGTGGTACTCAAATAGTTTTTACTGCCGCACCAACAAGTGGTGATACAGTCTTTGTTATATTCTTAGGATTTGGTTTAGATAGTTCTGCTCTATTATCTACAAGCACAATCACATCACAAACAGATTTAACAACAGGCATAGAAGGTGCTGATTCTATATTAGTTCATGATAATTCAGCAAGTGCCTTAAAAGAAGTTACTTTAGCAAATTTAGTAACTGGTCAAACAGATTTAACAACAGGCATAGAAGGTGCTGATGAATTGTTATTATTTGATAGTTCAGCAACTGATGTAAAAAAAGTAAACTTAGATAATTTAATAATTGGACAAACAGCATTGACTACTACAGCAGATGATGATGTTTTTTTAATATATGATACAGACGCAACAGAGATTAAGAAGGTAACAAAAGCTAATCTTAACTTTACAAGTCCAGGTAAGGCAGTAGCGTTCAGTTTAATATTTGGATAATAAATAGGAGAATAAAATGGCAACACCAAATTTAGTAAATGTCACATCTATAACTCCATTTACTATTGCAGGAGCGGTAACCAATAGTGCAACAGATGTAATAGATGTTGCTGCTGATAAAGTTAGAAAAATAAATTCTATCATTATTGCAAATGTAGATGGTTCAAGTTCTGCTGACATAACTGTGGAAGTTTCTGTAAATAATGGTTCTAACTATTATAAACTGGCAAGCACAGTTGCTGTACCGGCAGACGCTACTCTGGTAGTATTGGATAAAAATTCACAAATTTACTTAGATGAAACAGATTTACTTAGATTAACAGCTTCCGCTAACGGAGATTTAGAATATGTTATATCTGGTGAAATTTTAGATGACGCATAGGATTAACTAATGGGTACAAGATTAATTGGTAAAGCAAAATCGACATTAAAGACAGCTGGTACTAAAACATTTGGTGCTAAAACTGAAAACGATTTATTAGCATTATTTCAAAATGCTGTAACAGCAGGTTCTATTACTGGTGTTTACAGTATGCAAGAAGTATATCAAGATGAATTAAATGATGATTGGATTGCTGATCAAAAAGCAACCACCGCTAGAGCTCAAACAGGTGGAACAATGACTTTAAATTCAGTATCATTAGGTAGTTATGATTATACTTATGTTGGTGGTAATCAAACTGTATCATCTTTTACAAATTCAGATTATTTTACAACAACAACAGATAGTAACAGTGCATTAGTTTATATTGATGGTGACTTCACTATTGATTCTGGTCAAGTATTTGTTCCATCAAATAGAAAACTATTTACAGCGATATATGTTGCTGGTAATTTAACTGTCAACGGAAAAATTGTTATGGATAGTCGAGGTGCTAATCACAGTCCTGCTGGTTCTCCTCGTTCATCTGCTAACATTAAATTAATTAGTCCTGGAACATATTCAGGTGTTCCTGACCCACAAATACCTTCAAGCGGAGGTTCTGCAGGTTCAGGTACTACTGCTTCACCTGGCACTATCAATGCTCAAGGAACAGCGGGTGCCGCTGGTTCTGCCGGAGGCACAGGTGGTGGCGGTGGTGGTAATGCTACTATTGGTGGTTCTACTTACGGTGGTGGACCTTCTACTGGTGGTAATGGTTCAGCAGGAACAAGTTTCTCAGGTGGTACTGGAGGCGGTGGTACTGCTTCACTAACATCATCTCCCTCTCCAAATACTAATGGTGGAAATGCTACATCTAATGGAGGTGCTGGCGGAAATTCTGCTCCTTCACCAACTCACTATACAAGTGGAGGAGGTGGAGGTAATCCTGGTGGTTTTGGAAGAAATGCTGGGGGAGCTGACTCACCAAATGCTTACGGATTAGATGGTACTGGTGGTGTTTTAGTAATTTATGTTGTAGGTAATTATACAGGTTCAGGTGAAGTTTCCGCTGATGGTAGAAATATGTTTTATAGACAATTTCAAACAGGTTTTGGTGGTAGTGTAGGTGGAGGTTCTGTAACAATCTTTGTTGGTGGAACTGATAGTGGTCCAACACCAACTGCTGCTGGCGGACAAGGACAAGGTGGTCCATCAGATACAGGTGCTATACCTGCTACTTCATTCTACGACAATTCAATAAATCCTGCTGGTTTTGGTGTAGGTGGTCATGGTAATTCATCAACAGGTGGATACGGTGGCGCTGGAACAGCAAGAAAATTAAGTTTAACAAGTAGTTAATCATGGCAGTAACATTAGATACAACAAAGAAATATTTCTTTCACAATATTTACGGTGATGCTCAAACATTATTAGATACATTACCTTCAGATGTTGTGGCAGTTCCTGCTGGGTGGTCACCTGAAGCAGAAACAAATAGAGAAGAACACTCAACAGCATTAGGACAATCACCAAATGCTTATCCAACAATATTTTATTATAGAGATGAATTTGATATGACAATCACAACAACAGATGTAGAAGATCATCCAAATGCTAGTGCGATTATTACAGAGGATGGTAATGAAGTTTTTAAATATGCTACAACTATGGTTGCTGGTTGGTACCAATGTCGTATCTATAAAATTTTTGAGAAACCATGGAGTTGGACTCAGATAAACACAGAAATACAAAGACGAATTGATAATAATATTGTGTCATAAATAATTTAAAAATTGAAAGGTATATCATGGCTAGTTTTGATACTAAACACATTTTTTTCGATAAAGAAAATCCAAACACACCCGGAACAACAATCTCATATGTAAGTAATACATTTACAAGAACAATGTATTTCAAAAAAGCAGGTGATAAAGAAATGGGTCACTCACACAATTACGATCATGTTACATTATTAGCATTAGGTAAAATTAAAATAACTGTTGGTGACAAAGAAACAGAATTTACAGCACCTAAAAATATTCTTATAAAGAAAAATGTCAATCACATTGTAGAAGCATTAGAAGATGGTACATTGTGTTATTGTGTTCACCCTCTACATGATAGAAACAATCCTGAATATATTTTAGATCCTGATTCTATACCTGAGCAAAGTAGTCATGCATTACCTAGACAATATGTTCCTATAAACAATGATGAGTAATTTTTATTCTACTTGCATAGATAATTTTTTAGAAGATCCTGATAAACTCATTGATTTTTCAAAAAAATTACCATGGAAACCTACATCGGGAAACTTTCCCGGAACTAGAACACCTGCATTTCATGATATAAATGAAGATTTAAATACATACTTATCTTTAAAAATATTATCTGTTTATTTTGATTTTAACATACAAGAAAATATAGATAATGTCACTTGGGATAAATCTCAAATATATTTTCAAAAAGTAAAAAAATTTTCGAATAAGGTTAAAAGCTCTTTTAACAAAGGATGGATTCATAAAGATAATGAACAATTAGCATTTGTCATTTACCTTAATAAAAATATTCCTGATGTCGCAGGCACAAATGTTTACACATTAAAAGAAGATGTTGATGAAGATTATTTAAGAGAAAAAATGAAATGGAATATGGTGTTAAAACATTGGTTCTACACAGGTCAAAATGTAAAAGAAAATGAGTATAAAAACTCAATAGAAGAAATAGAAAACCATTTTGATGAATCTATTTTATTTAAACCTCGATACAATAGGTTGGTTGTTTATGGTCAAGATTTTCATTCTGCTAATAATTATTGGATGCCAAATGAAGAAGAACGATTCTTTATAGTAGGGTTTATGAATGGAATTAAATGTAAAAATTTTCCATTACAGCGAATAAAAAATAAAGTTATAGATAAGAACATAAAGAAAAATTTAGTAATTAAAAAATTGTTAAGTCCACAAAGAATGATAAAGGATAATGTATATGATAAAATTGCATTTCGAAAGTAAACATTGTCCTGATATTGTTTTAGATTTACAGTCAAAAGTAAAAACATTAACAGAATCAGATGACATAACTTTATATACGACAGATCCATTATCACCAATTGATGTAAAGTATCTTTGTTATACGAGAAAAGATTTAGAATTTATTTCTCATACAAAAGATAATGAAACATATACAATCAATTTAAAGTATTATTATACATAAATAATCTAGTATAATATTGGTCTGACTTGCAAAAGGCAGCACATAATTAAAGGAGAGACGAAATGGCACATTTTGCTAAACTAGGGGTGAACGGTAAAGTAATTGCTGTTCATGTTTTAGATAATAATAAAATGTTGAACGCTGATAGTCAAGAAGATGAATCAGTAGGTCAACAAGAATTAGAAAGAATCCACGGATGGCCTGCGGCATTATGGATTCAAACATCATACAACACTAACAGAAATACTCACTCATCAGGTGATAACTCTCAAGCATTTAGAGGTAACTATGCAGGTATAGGTTTTACTTGGGATGAAGATAACGAAATCTTTTGGGCTAAACAACCATATGCAAGTTGGACAAAGAACACTTCAACAGCAACATGGGATGCACCAATCACATATCCAAGTGTAGAAACTTATCTTGATGATAGTTCAACATCACAACCGTGGAGTATATATTGGGATGAAACCGCATATCAAGCAAACAACTCAAAAGGTTGGGAAGCAACTAAAGTAGATGCTTCAGATGTTTACGAGTGGAATGGTTCTGCTTGGATTGCACAATAAGATTATTATGGTGTTGTTATGCAAAAAAATACATTAAGTGAAAAATTTGTACTGACTGGTACGGTTAACAAAGTATCACATTTAAATCCAAGACAAATACAAAATCATTGTTTATCTAATTTTTCATTAGA